CTCCCTCGAATTCTATTTTAAGCATAAATATCTCCTTGACACCGTAGTTTTACCTGTGTCATAATCTTATTAATATGAACAAGAAATTCTATGTATATTGTCACAGAAATCCGGAAAATAATCAAGTCCAATATATTGGGAAAGGACAGGGAAGAAGAGCCTATTCACTAACAAAACGTAGTGCCGCACATTTGGAATGGATAGGCCTGTTATCTAAAAAAACATTGAAACCTATAATTGATATTATAGAATATTTTGATAATGAAAAGGATGCTTTAAACAAAGAAATAGAATTAATTAAATATTACAAACATTTAGGAGTTCAATTATTAAACATTTCCGAAGGTGGTTCGCCTGGTTCAGGCTTAACTGGACAAAAAAATGGAGCTTACGGTAGAAAAAGATTTGATTTAATAAAAAGAAATCAGGCAAATAAAGGCAAAACATTAACAGAAATTTATGGAGAACAACGGGCCATAGAAATAAAAAAGACTCTATCAGAAGCCACCATTGGTGAAAATAATCCAATGTATGGAAAATCTGGCGAAAATGCACCTTGTTTTGGTAGAAATGGTGAATTGCACCCTATGTATGGCAAAAAACACAAAGAAGAATCTAAGCTTAAAATAAGCATTTCCTTAAGAGAAAATAGGGGCATAAAAATTCAATGTTCTAATGGTATTGTTTATGCTTCTTTATCTCAAGCTGCGAAAGAATTACATATAGGAAGAAAATATATATCTGAAATTTTGAAAAAATCAAGAATTAGCCACAAAGGGCTAACATTTCAATATGTTAACTCAACTATTGGAAATCTCAAGCAATCTTAACTATAGAATATACCCTTTTTGGAGTAAATACAATGCCGTTGTTCGCCGCAAAAGTAATAACCTCTTTTTTTAATATAAACGCGTTTACCTACGGTAATCAGTGGATCGTCAACAATGGCGACCCCATAACGCTGTATTTTCAACTTTACGATGCTAATCAGGCTACTCAAGCCTCAAATAGTAGTGGATATTTTGGCAGTATTTTCAGTGGGATAACGCCAGTAGGACCTACTGCTGGTCTAAGATATTTGGTTGGAATTGGCTCTAACAATAATCCATATCAAGTCACCGTTACTTTCCCGTCAGTTGATCTTAACACTGCCATCACGCTAATCGCAACCCAGGTCAGCCCCGCCGATAGCTCTATTTGGTCTGTTTCAGTTCCCGCAAGCCAAGCGATTTGCGGTGGAAACATTCAATTTGCAATTTATCAGGGAAATACAATCAATAGATTTAGTGTTCTTAATATGCTGGACGTTATCTTCCCAGTAAACAATGGATGTTGCTAATGGCTAATACACCAAATAATGTTTCTACGATTATAGGAAAAGGTTACGGAACGGCTATCTATCCGGTTCACGCTTCTGTTGTGTCTGGTTTGATGCAGCGTGTCGAACCGATGCTTACTCCGCAGCAATTAAAATCGAGATTCCTAAAGGGCATCCCTCTATTCTTTTTCAATGGCGATACATTCTCTGACGATGACCTCAAGGATCGCATTTATCTCGCCTCCAACGTAGCCGAAGTAGATTTAAAAGTTACTATTACTCCAGAACAATTCCAAAACAAATTGCCTTTCAAACAAGAGGACTATAAGGCTTACATCAATTTGGTAGCCGAACAGGGTCCGATTATCAGTATTGAACAGTTGGCCATCGTGAGTGCTGATAAAAATACCATCTTTGAAATACCTGCCGAATGGATCGAAACTGCAAACTTTTCTAAGAGGTTAATCAATGTGATTCCGCTCTTAGCTGCTTACGGCGTGAATTCAGTGCAGGGTGCAGTTGGAAATGCAGGTATTGCATTCTTAAGTGTCATGGACGGATTGAACTGGGTCCCGGCTTATTGGCAAATAAAATATACGGCTGGAATGTCTAATCAAGAAGGCAAGATACCTACGGTCGTCAATGAATTGATCGGCTGTATTGCTGCCATAGATATCTTGAGCGAGATTGCGGCCACATTCATCTTTACAAGTCAATCACAAAGTCAAGATGGAATTTCGCAAAGCAGCTCTATGCCTGGCCCACGCATATATCAGTTGCGCATAGAAGAATTAATGCAAAAAAGAGCAAAGCTAGAAAGGCAGATTAGAAATATTTTTTCGTCTAGATTTTTCGTCGGCAACTTTTAATTATGGTAAAATAGTACTTATATGGCTAATAAAGTCGGAGAAGGCGTACATGACATCTACAAAGAACGAGCCCAGCAGGGTGGAGATGTTCTGTGGCATGTTAAGATAAAGGGCCAAACAGAATTGATGGAAGGGGTTCCTCTTCACATGTCCTTAAAAGTTTTTAATGACAAAAAAGAGATGAATCTTGATGAAATAAAAGAAAAGGTTAAAAAGTTTGATATAAAAACGCCAAACCCAGAGAAATTGAGATTTAAGACTACGATTTTTACATCTGAAAGAGATGGAAAAAAGTATTTTATGCTTCTGGTGGAAGGCGCAGATAAGACTTATGAAGATTTTTACAACAGCCTAAAGCATTGTGGAACTGTTTACGATAAATTCATGACTCATATTACTATAGATAAGGGATTGTACGATAAGATAAATGAAGAAGGATTAAAACCAGACGAAGTGGAGTTTAGCGTTCTTTCTATCGAATTTGGGGCTGGAAATACAGTCCATGAGTTCAAGAAAAGTTTAGATGTAGAGATAATGAAAGAAACCATCTGTTTAAACTTAGATTTGTCTATAAAGCATTTTAGCGCATCTATGTTGAAATCAGAAGTTTTTTGCAATTATTTAGAAGATCATCCGGGATTAGAACAGCAAATTGAACAAAAGCACAAAGATAGAATAGAGCATCATTTTGGTAATGATGAAAAATTAAAAGATTTCGCTTGGAAAAATGGAATAGATGCTGCTTACGCATCGAGGAATAAGAAGTAATGGGTTTTGTATATAAAATAACCAATATATTGACTGATAAAAAATATATTGGTCTTACCACAAGAAGCCTAGAGGAAAGATTTAGAAAACATCTTTTTGACGCTTTTGATGCACGAAGAAAAAATGCTATTCACTATGCTTTAAGAAAATATGGTAAGAAAAATTTTGTTATAGAGGCAATTTTTGAAAGCAATTCATTAAATGAATTAAATGATAAAGAGAATTATTTTATACAAAAATATGACACTTTGTATCCTAATGGTTATAATTTGATAGTTGGTGGCGGCGTTCGTATAGTATCAGAAATTACAAAAAACAGAATGAGAAAGGCACAATTAGGTAAAAAGCAATCTAAAAAAACAAGAAAAAAGAGATCTGACTCTCTAAAGGGCAAACCTCAAAAAAGGGTTTTTGTAAATAAAAGAGCTAAATCTATATGTAAACCTATTATGGAATTAACAACTGGTTTAACATTTAATTCTATTAAAGAATCAGCGAAATATTTTAATATAAGTTCTAGGGGTATAAGCAAAAATCTTCACAACCAATCTGTTCATTATTTTGGTAAAAAATTTATTTTCCTAGATAAAGGAGAGTTTCATGCAAATAACAGCTAATGATGTAGATAGAATCGAAGATTCTGGAACCATTGATGGAAATCCAGTAAAACTGGTTAGAACCAAAGGGGGGTTTTGGCTAGCGTTGGGAAGACGAAAATACAAGTCATCTGAGGATGTTTTGGCGGCTGGGTCTCATCCTGCTATCGTAAAATATCAATTAGAAAAGCAATTCCCAGATTACCATCCAGCCATGATGAAGTCCGAAGGATTTGTAGAACCCCTTGTTATGAGTCATTCGCATTTTCTATCAGATGATTTGAGAAAAAATGGCTATGACATCTTCTCTGTTCAGACAGGGCCAAGCGTAGAATTCCTTATCACAAAACATAACAGTCAAATTGCTACCGTGAATAGCGAATTCTCTAAAGATCACCTGATTATTGAAAATCTAAATATCCCCAAAGAATTTGCTAAAGCTATGGCGGGAGCTACAGTTGAAAAATCTGTTTCTTGTGAGGCAGGATTAAAACTGAAGAAATAACATGTGTGTAAAAATAGCAAATTCAATTTCTGAAGTCAAATACGATTCAAAAAAACCTTTAGAAGAACAGCTTAATGGTTATAATAAGGTTATCATAAAATATGAATCAAAAGACCCTGATATTGATAAATTTTTAGAAGAAATGGAAAGATGTTGTAAGACCGGAGTATGCTTAAACATAGATGTCGATATGTCGCATGGGAATAACCTCAAAGGAATGAGAGCAAAAAGACAGGCCAAAAGATTGGTAAAAGATTTGAATCTAAATGAAGCAATTAAGTTATTGGTAAATATGCATTCACAAGCAGATAGAACTTTGAAAGAAATGTCTGATTTTTGCTTAAACGGAAAGAATAATGAGTAATAGGCCTCCAATAGGTATTCAAATACCGGTGATAACGCCATTTGCACCACAAGTGCAAGAATCATTTGATCTGAATAGATTAGATGTTTTTGTTACTAGTCTTGGCGTAGATTTTTCTCATTTTAGGGCTATGATTAGTCCTTTAGGAAAGAATGATATTGGTGAAATTCGTAAAAATGATGGGGTAGACCAAATCACCTCTAATGGTATGCTTTACCGTTGTGCCGGTATTTTTACCGCTACCATGACCGACAACACCAGGGAACAGAAACGTACCCAAAGTGGAGTCACTGATCCATCAGAATCTAGACTCGTGATGCCGCGTTTTTACAATGTTCCAACGCCTACGGGGGTAGCTCAAGGAGAGCGTATATATCTAATGCCTGGAGATAGACTATACCTGTCTGATCCTAATGCAGATGTTTTGGTAGCTAATGTAGAAGAAATAGCCTATCAACCTGATATAGATAATGAGGCGATGTTTCCTATTGTGCGTTTACAAGAGAAAATTATCTATAGCCGTAACATAGAGTATACTTGCGGTATTGATTTTGAAATAACTCAAGGTTCTTGCGTAGTTGGAGGACAGTCTTTGGGTGGCAACATCAGATGGCTTTCCGGTGGGAAAAATCCTGGAATCGACCCATTAACTGGAAAAGGGCGTGTGTTTTCAATTAGATATCTATACAAAGCTTTTTATTATGTTATGGCACTACCAAAAGAAGTTAGGGTTACTAACGTAACCGGAGCAAATGGGGTTAGGGCGCCACAAAGGGCGGCGATGCATGCGATAATAGTGAGAGAATACGTATTCCATCAACAAAATCGCGGAGATAAGATGAATCAACTTAAGCCAAAGACCCAAGCTAGAACCATTAAGTCTCCGGTGGAAAATATTCTTTATCCTAATCAGCCAGTTAATGTTGACATTAGTAATGTACAAAAAATTGACATGAGCAATATAGAAAATGGGGATGATGAAAACGAATAAACTATTGTCTTTGCAAGGTAATCTTTATCATATGAGGAAAGAATATGTCTAAAAAAGTAAGAAGCATTAATAGTGGAATGATTGTAGATCCATCCACATTAGATAATTTGAAATACAACAACCCGGCTGGCTCTCAAAAAGTTAGCGAAGTTGGAAAGCATTTGTTGCCACTAAAACACATTAGTGGTGGTGCCGTTGCCTATACTACAGACGCAAGCACAGCGCGAGTATTAGATAGGGCTGGAGCTTGTTTGGCTATTTATAACAATAGCGGTACTGTTCAGTCACTCACCCTGAATGAAGCCAGTACGATTGCTTCTCTGGCTCCTGGCGTCACTGATTCTGCTGGACATGTTGGAATTCCTTGTATGCCTAATTCTTGGACTTATGTAGCTTGCGGATACTCTAATTGGGTTATCACCAGCAGCGCTAATTTGTTGGTTTTCCTGATTAACGATGAGACCTACATCACCGTCGAACAAACTTACTAAGGACTACCAATGTCTAATGCTGATCTATTTTTAAAGAAAGCTCTAGGTGAAGATTTTTTTGAATCTTTAGCCAAGGTCGAACTGTATAAATATGGCACCAGAAGCGTATTAGATATTGAAGAAATCAAAACGGCACTCCAGATAGTTCCTCGCACTATTATCGCCCTTCTTATCAGAGAGCTTAGTCCCATGAATGTGGGTGATACCAAAGAAATTCCTCTCCTTGTGGGCGTTAATGCTATGATTAGGGCTACTAAACATGAGAGAGATTGTTTTAGTGGTGATGTTGAAGAAGATTCCAAGAAAATAGCAGAATTCAAATTTAGATCCTTGCCTGGGGTTGGCTTGATAATCATGTCCGCCTTTGAACTTTACGATATGGAGAATCTGATTAACTCTCCAAGTGCATCAGATTTGCCAATGGCACCTGCCCCACTTTCACAGCCTAATTTCGCAGAAGATATCGACAGTAAAGTACAAAAGCTCATAGATGAAAGATTGGCCCTTCACAGTCTTGTTGAACAGGTTGTAGAAAAAAAGATAGCACACAAAGATGCTATTCACCAGATGATGTTGGCTAAGCTTACAGAAGAAATCAGTTCTTTAAAAAATAAGATGGTAGTTGTGTCTGCCAAAACAGAATTGGCTAGAAAAGAGGCAGAAGTGGCTAAACAACTAAATCCAGCTGTATTTGAGATTGAGGAAGAAAAAGAAACGCCCACTCCTATGAAGAAAAGTCGGCCTTTGCAAGAATTCTTGGAAAAGAGAAAGAAACCTAAAGAATTCTCTGTACAGATGGCAAAGGGAGAGATGGTTTCTTGTCCAGATTGTGGCAAGGACATTTTTAATGGAAACTCACTAACTCCTTGTATTTGTTATGGAGATTATGGTAAAATATTTTTGAAGAAGACGGAGAATGGAATAAAAGTTAGATTCTCTAGAAGTTGGGATATTGATAATATAGAAATGTTATTAGAAGTATTGAGAAAAAAGAATAAACATGTCTAAAAAAATTACAATAGAAGAGATCCAAAAAAGAATTTTGAAGATTCACGGGAATACTATTGTTTTAGATATAGACACTTACGTAGATACTCATACTCGTGCACGTTTTATAGATAGGGAATGTGGAGAATGGTGGGCTATACCAAAAAATGTGTATGGTTTAAAGAATGGTCACCCAAATAAAAGAGCAAAAAAAATAAGTAAATCAAAAACTTTAACTATAGATCAGGTAAAAGAAAAAATAAGAGAAAAACACGGAAATTCTGTTATTTTGATTGAATCTACCTATATAAACACTATTACAAAATGTAAATTTATAGATGAAAAATATGGTGAATGGGAAACTGTTTCACTTAATGTTTTGTATGACAACTGTAGGCATCCCAATGGCGGGAAAGAAAGGCGAGAAAATGCTCTCTTAAAGAGTTATGGCGTAAAAAATGCCACTCAAAATAAAGAGATAGCCTTGAGGGCTGCTAAAAGTGCCAAAAATACTTATATAAAATTCCACTGGAAAACGAATGAAGAACTTGTGTGTCAAGGTTCTTGGGAAGCAAAGGTGGTGGATTATTTTAATACCAACAAAACCGAGTACGATTGGCAATCTAAAACATTTGCTATGCCAGATGGTAAAACTTATAGACCTGATTTATTTTTAATTAATGAAAATAAATGGGTAGAAATCAAGGGAAGATTTAGAATTACGGACAAGTTAAAATGGGAGTGGTTTAAATCTGAAAACCCTACAGCAGAAGTCTGGCAAAAAAGTAAGCTAAAAGAAATGGGAATTTTATAACATGGATAAATCAGATAACATTGTATACATATCTTACGATGCGGATAGTGCGGGTCGCAAAATCGGTCAAGCGGTTTTGAACGATGATCCTGATGAAATGTCCAGAATTTCTGAACGCATTAAGGTCGGCAACGATCTGTTTAGCCGATGGGCAAAAGAACGAGATGGTAAGCAATATTCTTCTGGTGGCGATCAAGGCGTATACGCTATTGATAAAAAGCATGTTGAAGGATTGGAAAAGCTAAGAAAGGATTACCACTATCTTACCGGCTTAACCGTATCTATAGGAATAGGTGTCCATCTATCCGAATCGGGACAAGCCCTCTTAATGGCAAAGTTAAAAGGGAAAAATCAGATAGTGTCTTTTGACAAAGAAACAAAGAAAGAGATTCAGCAAATAAAAAAGCGAGTTAAGAAAGGAAAATTTAAGTCCATGGAAGAATATAAGATTGCAGAATCTTACCTGGACAAATCTGAGGCGGTTAAATCTATGAAAAAAGCTGAAAGTATCAATAATCAGAAATTAGAGGATGCTACTGAAACCGCCAATTATCAAGAGAAGCCAGAGGCTACTCATGATGATTGTGAATATTGCAATCATCAAGAGAAGCCAGAGGCTACTCATGATGATTGTGAATATTGCAATCAAACTGATGGGATTGATCCTAATCATTGTGAATTTTGTCATGATGCTGAAACTGCAGAAGGTGAAGAGCCCTGCGAATTTTGCGATAGTTCAAAAGAATTAAATAATCCCGAAGCGTGTGAGTTTTGCAATAGTGCTGAAACTCCAGAAGGCGAAGAGCCTTGCAAATTTTGTAGTTATGATGAGCCAGTAGATGAGGCGTTAGATTTTCCTGAGTTGGCAGAACAAGATGATGAATTTGCTAATGCCCCTGAAAACCAGGGCTATGGAGAAAATGTAAAAACTCATCCAGACGGTCTTGGTACGAGCCCTGATTCCAACAATGATCAAGCTCCCGCTGGTTCGCCAGAAGAACATGAGCAATATGAAAAAATGGGAATGACTCCGCCAATGATAGGAAAGCCTACTTCTGAAGATCATGCCCCGCTCGGCCAAAATGCTCCCATGGCCTATGGTGCTGCTCCAGAATCAGCTAATGAAGATCCAGATGCAGAAACATTGGCCTATCAAGATCCTAGGGCCGCTGAAGGGGAAGCTGCAATAGATCCAGAAGATAATCATTCTAAAGAGGCCTTACTATCTATCGCTAGTGAAATAGAAAATGATGGTAATCCTCCCGCCCATGAAGCTGACAGCATAGACGATACTCAAATTACTAATGATAGAATGGAAGGCAACACTAGTAGGCCAGATGGGTTCGAACAAAACACTCCTAGTGATATGGGCACAGCTGGTCCTAATAATACCGATCCAAATGATAACGAACCAGACTTTTATGGTGTTTTAGAGGAAGGTTTGAATCATGACGCCGATGGTATTCAAAAAGAAAAGGCTATCAAGTCTGTTTCTCAAGCACTAATGCAATTCAAGGGCTGTAAAGATATGCTAGAACAGTCTAAGGCTCAGATGCCACAACTTTATCAGGCTTCTATTTCTATGCTAAAAGCCATGATTGAAATGGCTACTATGCTCGGATTAGGACAAAGCGGGGCCGGATTAGGACAAGAATCAGGACAAAATTCTGAATTAGGACAAACACAAGAATCTCTGATGCCAGAACAACCTGAGCAATCGGCACAGCCCCAACAGGAGAATGACTGGCATGAGCCCTTTCCTACACATCCAGATCAGGGTGGAGAAGCTAAGCCCGGTCACGCGCCGTCTAGCAATGAAGAGGAGGATTCTCCCTCCCCACAGTCCCAAGCCGGTAGCGTAGGAACGCCTATCGGCAAATTATCAGCCAAACACACTACCGAACACGTTGCTAGAAATCCGATGCCAATAGGAGCAATCAATGTTTCTGGTCAGCAGAAGGTTATGGATGATCAGGGTAAAATAAGATTCATCGATAGAAAGCAAGGTCTTGTTATGGGTCCGTCTGGGGTTCCCGTAAAGCCTCCAAAAATGGGCAATGAAGTTTCTAAAAATAGGTAAGAAATGTCTTTAAGAATTAAGATAGATGTTCAATCTCTTTCAAAGCAATTAAAAGAATATGCTATGGAAGCAGAAGCAGATATGAGGAAAGGGGTAGCCAATCTATCTGCTTTATCTCATGCTAAAATTAGAGATCTAGCTGCAGAAAAATTACATTCTACCAGAAATACATTTTTAGACAATCTATCTCAAGTAGAGGAAGTGGTTCCTGGCGTATTTGTTATAACATTGAATGAAGCAGCATTATTTATAGAAGAAGGGATGGAAAGACATGATATGAAGCCCGATCTTTTAAAGAAGAATGCTAAAGTGGGCAAAAATGGAAGATATAAGATAATTCCATTCGAACATTCTAAACTTCCGCAGAACATGACTGGAAAAGAACAGAATATAGTACAACAAATTAAACAGAAATTGAAGGAAGAAAAAGTACCATTTAAGAAAATTGAATATGACGCAAAGGGAAATCCTAAAACAGGAAAGCTTCATAGTTTTAATTGGGGTGGAGAAAGGCCCGGCAAGGGCAATACTGGAGTCCTACAAAGAGTTAGTATTTATCAATCAAAAGGGCCTACAGGAAATATTCGTAGAGATATAATGACATTTAGAACGGTGAGCGAAGGACAGACAGATAAGTGGTACCATCCAGGAATTAAAGCGGCGAAAATATTAGATGAAGCTGGAGACTGGGCTGAAAAAGAATTTTACAATTCAATACTTCCAGAAATCATTGCAAAATGGAATGGTAGATAAACAATAATCCTTTTACAGATTTCATTTTCCCTTTACAAACTTTCACTATATCACTATTGTCACATTTATTTTTTGCAGCTGCTTCTATAATTGAATTATAGATTTCCAAAATAATCCTGTCTGAATTAATTTTTGCTACCCTCTTATTGTTTGTAATAGGTTTATTTTTTGGTATTGATTTTTTTCTCGGTAGTACTGCATCTATTTTTTTATTTTTAAAAAATTTCCACTGATATCCGCCAGCACTTTTTTTCTTTCCTTTACAACATTTTCCTATATCGGAATTGTTAATATTGGTAATTAAAAAAGCATCTGCGCTAGAAGAATGTTCTTTTATAAAAAAACCATCTTTCGTATATTGATATACAGGGATAAGGTGTGCCTCTCTTATTTTTCTTTTTTGATCTGCGCTGTGTTTCCTACCTTTTCCGGCTTTAGACAAAAGTTTGCGGGTTTCATCTGATATAAAACTCCCCCTACCATTACCTCCACTTGATAAGTTATAGCCATTTTTCATAGAATTATAGTATTCTATCCAATAAATTTCTTTATTATTGAGATCTTCCAATGAATCTGCCGTATCTATAGTCTCTATTTTAAAGTTTTCAACCCCATATTTTTTGATAGCAAAAGAAAGTTTTCTACATCCTCTATCGGGCTTTAAGTGATATTTAAAATGTTCTAAAACTCTTTCTTCTACCGTTCTAGTAGTTTGACCTATATAGCTTTTGCCATCTATGATATTAGTAAGTTTGTAGACATACATATAGAAAAGATTGTGTTAGGCATTTCGAAAATGGGAATCTCATACACTAATCTTAATATAAATATTCAAATAAATCAATAGGGTAATTATGGGATTTTTTCCGTCAGATGCAGTGCTACAAACGGTCGTTAGGCTGTTTTTAGATGATATGCGCAATAATATATGGTTGATCGATCATATGATGGAAGATTTTGTCAAAAATCCTTATCTCAAGAAAGCATATGGTCAGAAACAGATCGATGCATGTAAGGAATTTCTCCTTAATAATCAAATAGATGTTTATGTAGGATGGCAATCTGGCAAAATAAAACCACCATGTATTTCCATAGGATTAGGGCCGATGCCAGAGCGCGAAGGTCTAAAATTCATGGCCGATAAGGATACGGAAGAGATTGTTCTTCTTCCTAATGAGATTGGTAAACCGATAGCCTATATGGTTAAACCCTTTGTTCCTACTGGTTACGATGAAACCACAGGGGAATTGGGATTACCAACAAATATAGAGATAGACCAGATAGCTCCTGGGATGGTTTTAGTTAACCCAACCAATGCTATTGGATATACTATACAAAGTATAACGGCAAATAGTTTATTTATCGATCCTGGACTAGCCATAGATGCTAGCAAACTTGGGATTCTTCCTCGTTATCCCTTTTATAAAGCTAGAGTGGAACATACCTATTCAACTGGCAATTACAATATCATCTGTACGGCCCATGGCGACCCCCAAAATGCCATTTGGCTACACGACATCACCTTATATGGTCTTTTACGTTATAAAGAGAGTTTACTAGAAGCCCTAGGACTTTCTGAAACAGTAATGTCTTCGGGACCGTTGGAAGTTAATCAAGAATTAGGCACTCCTGGTGGGGATACTGTTTGGGATAGAACCATTTCTCTCGTGGGTCAAATTGAAAATACATTTATAAAACAACCGCATCGTCTCATCGAAGTAATTAATTTTAAAAAGAAAATAGGCAAAGGTCCAAAATCTGGTTGGACTGGCGGCATTATCTTCTTGGCTAATAAAACCACACCAGCTTTCATGATGGATAACGATGAGCCTTGGTCTACCGTGGAAGATGATGATTCCGAAGATTAAGCAATCTTATTAATACTATGCCAGGATTTATTAAAACGCCAGCTGATGAGAAAAAGTGGAACGCCATCAAGCATTCTGTAGCGAAACAACGAGGTAAAAGCGTTGAAGATTTTACAGATAGAGATTGGGCTACGGTCAATGGAGCTTGGCATAAGAGTGAATTTGAAGAAATCACCAAATCTATCGCTTCCATGCCACGCATGCCAAGTGGGATGAAGATGCCTAAGCCTAAAAGCATGCCTCAAGCCCTCGATAAACCTTCGAAGTTTTTCAAATCAGAACCAGAAGAATTTTCTCATATGAAACACCCTACTTTGATGAAATTACGTGATTTTTTGAAACATACTCGTAGTAAAAAATAAGATTAATAAAATCAAATACTTAAGGTAAATACTAGGCAGGGGCACACAATCTTAACACTAGGTATGGAGACTTGAGCATGGCTAATTCAGATAAACAGCTTACGGCAAAACAAGTGGCGACTGCTGTATTAGAAAAAGTAGGCGAACTTCTGCACAAATGTGAGCTTATGAAGGCAGAAAGTTACAAACCTCAAAATTCTGGTAAAGAAAATGCTAAGCCATCTGAACATAACTCTAAAGATGCTATGCAACATGCTGATGGACCGGGGCCGAAGGGTGAAATTCATCCTAAAGAAACAGAGGTTGGGGCGCCGACCAATGAAAGCAGGCCTACTCCTGCTCCGGGAAATAACCCGAAAGAAAAGGCGGAAGGCAATAACGAGCTTGCAGGCACCACGCCAACTCAAGTTGGTCAAGATGGAAAGAATAAGCCTGGATATGATGAAATGAAAGGCCACCTAAAGTTGGCAAAGTTTATTGGACGTATGGAAGGGAAGAGAGAAAGAAATCTTTCTAATACGCAGACTCAAGGAGAGTCAACGACTCAACATAAAGAAGTTGTTAGCGGGATGAATAAATCAGAAGATTTGGCAAAAGCCGAAGCATTTAACCCTGCTAAAGCTACGGCACCTGCGGCTACGGCTGCAAAGCCGGGGTCTGCTAATTCTCCGACTAAAACTAACACAGAAACTGGTGGTTCAAGCCCCGGTGGCGCTTCAACGGGCGGAGTCGGAAGCGGTCTTGGTGGTGCTGGCACAGGCGGCGCCGCAACAGGCGGCGCTTCTACCGGTGGTGCTGGCACGGTAAATGTAACAATTTCTGGTAGTAGCAGTACGGATACGAGTTCTGGAGCCGGTGCTAAAAAAGGTGACGGCGGTGGCAAACCTGCAGCCCCAATCACCATCAATATAAGCAATGTTGGTGGTACAACCGATGCTGGTAATGTTGCAAGCGGTGACGGTCCTGGTGCTTCGGGTTCAGGCGGTACTGCTCCGAATGGCTTTGGTGGTGGCGGCGGCGGAGCTTCTCCAGATGAGCCAAAGAATTTTAGTACGCAAGGCAAAGATAAGATGGTGAAGAGTCAGTACGGTATGCACACTCTTGAATGGCGCAAGGCTAACTAATTTATGGCTAAAGAAAAACAAATTAAAGAGAGTATGTCTCTAGAAGAGGCCAAGGCCTATAGAGCTTCTCAGTATAAGCCAACTATTGTTCCTTTATCTGATAAGGAAAAGAGAGAACAGTTTAGGCTTTTTTGGGCTCAATCAAAAAAGAAGTATGGCAAATCGAAAGAATTAGAACAGATCTTGTGGATATACTTGAAGGCCACAGGACATGACGAACCGGAAAAGTTTGATGCGGGTGTTCGTCATTTTGGATTTAAGATAGGGAAATAGGGAGAATAATCATGTCATTACGACTAGTTACGCCTTTTATTAATACAAATATTCCAGGAAGTTATCCGAATATTATTGTGCAGAGCCAGCCCGTTGGATTGGGTAGCTCTGGCGTGGTTGTCATCATGGGAGAAGCCGCTCAGGGTCCTAGCTATCAGCAGATCCCGTTAAAGACCAACTATTTTACTCCTAATCAGCTTGCTCTTGTTACGCAAATCTACGGTAGCGGACAAATTGTTGATGCCTTTACTGCTTTGGCCGCTCCTTCTAATGATCCAGATATCACGGGTACAGCCAATCAAGTTTACGTTGTGAAGACTAACACTGGAACCGTCGCATCTGCTGCTATTCCTGGTGGTTATGGAACTCTATTTTTTAACAACTATGGTACTCCCGGAAATAACTACGCATATCAAGTAACGAATACTCAGACCGAAGTTACTCCGACCGTTGGCGGAAATACAGTCCCTGCTTTTGGCGCACCTCTTAACGGCGCAAGTTTCACTCTTAGAATGAATGGATTTACTGGGGCAGTAGTTACCCTGAGTGCTACTCCCGCACTGCATGCCAATATTGGTACTTTGATTACGGAACTCAATGGATTACTTCCCGCTGGAATTACGGCTAGTCTTGGGGTGGCACTTAATAGTCTTCAACTTACCATGGCAGTTGATCCGGGTGCGAATGCAGAAGGATGGGGTAAATCATTTGAATTGATTGATTCCACTCCTGGCGATCTCGCTTCTCTTGGGTTGGCGGCTGGACTTACGGTATCTGCTGCAGAACCGGCGATTGAAGTTGTAACTTCTAATTCTGGAGTAAATTTTAGCGAAACCTTAGACATCGCTTCTGAAATTGGTTTGCAAATTGGATATCAGGGCACGACTGCTTTGATGACAATCAACGCCACATCGCTTATCACTACGGTTGCTGGTGGAGTTGGTGCGAGTCTGAATATTACCCTTAGCCAATTTAATACGTTGGCAGGCTTGGTAGCTTTCATTCAAACGCAGCCAGGTTATACGGTCAGCGTTTCTGCTGCAGTTCAACAGCTGTCGCCAAGTATTCTGGATCAGGTGGCTGCGATTGGTATCGCTTCTACTGGTACATCGCTTATGCCTGGCCGAGTTAAGATAGCATTGTATAATTTTGAAACTGCGTTGGGCACCTCAAAAGCTTTGGTTTTCACAAATACCGCACATGCGGGATTGCCAAGTTCGATGAGCCTTCCGGCTTTACTGGCTGGTGGCGGAAGAGGACCCACGCTTGCGGCAGATATCGTTAATGCATTGGCGCAAATGGCCGGTATTAATGTTAATATCATTGTTCCGTTATTTTCGCAAGATGCATCCAGAGATATTACTGCGGGGATGACATCTTCAGCGTCCACATATACGATTGCGGCTATCAACGCACTGACAAAGAGTCACTGCATCGAGTATAGCACACCACAATTGAAAAAGAATCGTCAAGCGATTCTCTCAATGTTAGATACCTACGCTAACGACAAAAGTGAAGCACAAGGACTTGCATTTTATCGTTGCTCTCTTACGATGCAACAGATTCAGCAAGTTAATTCCCAAGGAGTTATTACAACGTTTCAGCCTTGGTACGCCTCATGCTTGGCGGCGGGTATGCAAGCGGGTGGTTTCTATAAAGCCATCGTTAATAAAGCGGCCAATATCATCAGTTATATCGACCCGGTTGGGTTTGATTCGGGCGATCCCGGCGATGTGAGTGATGCTCTTTCTGCTGGTCTGCTTTTCCTGTCAACAGATACGAGCAGGGCGGGTTACTGGGTCAGTGATCAGACTACGTATGGCTATGATACTAATTTTGTTTACAATAGTATCCAAGCTGTGTATACATCCGATCTCGTTGCCCTTGATCTGGCACAAAGCTTCTGGTTACAGTTCGGCGGTCAATCAGATGCCGATGTTACCGCAGCTTCTGGATTGGCATTCTTAGGCCAAAAGATGGCTGGCTATCTAGCGCTTAAGCTTATTGGTTCAAGCAGCGATGCGCCGCTTGGATGGAAGAATCCGAATATTATTATCAATGCACCAGAAATGGATGTGTCGGTGGAAATTAAGCTCAGTACGGCAATTTACTTTATTCCGCTTAACATCAACGTTTCGCAGATAATGAATTCGGCAAGTTAATTATTTTTAATGTAAGTAAGGAGAATTAAAATGGCTGCTAAAACAATAGTTGGCGGTAGAACATTCGTAACAGTCGATGGTACTGTCGTTGGTGTGTTTGATAGTTGCACCATCAATGAAGGATTGACTCTAGAAGATATCCATATCCTCGGCAAATATGGGGCTGACGAAATTGTGGCTACATCGTATAATGCCATAACTGTCTCTTGTACGGGGTTTAGAATTTACGGAAATGGTGTAAAGGTATTGCCAAAATTTCCTACGGTGAATGATCTACTTCTTCTTGGTACGGTTACTCTCTCTGTTCAGGATAGACAAAACCTTAAGGGCAACCCTATCGCCACTATAATTAACTGCGTACCTGAGACCAATAGCGAGAATTTTAATGCCCGTGCAACCTCTAAGATCAATATCAGCTACCGTGGTACACTTTTAGTTGATGAAAGTGCCCCTAATGATGGTGAAAACGGAGCAACGTCTCTTCCATAATAGTATCTAACTTATTAATATTAAAAGCCTTTCAGAGAAATCTGAAGGGCTTTTGTTTTAATTACTTTAATGATATAATATAGTTATGCAAAGTAAATGGAAATTTGAAATGCTTCAAAAGGAAGCGTTGAAATATAAAACTAGAGTTGAATTTCAAAAAAATAGTAAGGGTGCTTATTTGGCCGCATATAGGAGAGATCTTCTGGACCAAATTTGCACTCATATGAGATTTCCCAAAACTAAACCCTATACCTTTGAAGAACTGAAGGTGGAGGCGTTGAACTACAAAACAAAAGGCGAATTTCGAAGTACTCCACTATATCACGTAGCACATAGGAAGGGTTTACTAGATCAAGTCTGCTCTCATATGACACCCGTGCTTAACTATTGGACAGATGAAGAATTAATAAAAGAAGCCTTAAAATATACCACCAGAACAGAGTTTTCAAAAAATAGTTCAGGATATCAAACTGCTCACGCTAGGGGTATCTTGGATCAGATTTGCTCTCATATGAAAATTTTGGGCGCAACATCTATACCAGAAAAGAAACTTTTTGATTTAATAAAAGAGGTATATTCGGAAACTAAGCGTTTGAAAGATCGAAGGGTGAGCATACTCAATAAACCTTATATTCATGGAATGGAAATCGATATTTACATCCCCAACCTAAATAAAGGTATAGAGTTTGATGGTCGTTATTGGCATTCTATTCCTGGACTTAAACGCTCACACCCTAATTGGCCAGAAAAAGATCTCCGGAACTATCATCAAATCAAAGACGATTATTTTCTCTCCAAAGGCATCCAAATTCTCCATATCAATGAGATTGATTGGTTAAAAGACAGGGAATCTTGTCTTAAAAAATGTTTAACTTTTCTAAGTACTTAAATCCATTACGGTTTACTACAGCAATCTTAAAGATGTCCTCATATGGTTGAGGATTTTGTTATGCAAGGGCATAACTCCTTAAAAGGATTGGGATATGGCGTTAGAGAAAGCATGGGGATTAGTCCCTCCACAACTATTTACCAGTGATGGAACCCAATTTGGCGAAATCACAGTTGCCAATACCGCTGGATTTAAAGTTAAACAAACAGCCTATCTCAAGGCTACTGGATTGCCTGACCTACCCGTTCAAATCAAAAGAGTTCTTTCTTCCACCCTATTAGTCGTAGGCACCGTAAACAACGCTCAGATCGCTCAGTGGCCTCCTTTGAATGTAACGGCCTACACTGTGGCTAGAAATGCGGCTATAGGGGCACAGATACAGCCCAAAAGCAATCCTACGGTAGACGATATAATGAAGGCGGTCTATGAAACCGACCCTACCGTTGCTCTACGCGTTATATTCACTGACCAATACGGAAACCTGTACAGTGATGAAAATCCACTTCCTGCCACCTTCGAAGGTACGATATCAATAGGATCAGTGGAGGTTAAAGGTACAAATGGAAATTTTTTAGAGCCTAATGCCGATGGTTCTATCAATGTAGTTATAGAATCAACCCCATCAACCAATCAAGTGGTAAACACGTATGCCCAAACAGCGGTCGCTAGTGGGGCGACGGTACAATTAGTCACTTATACCATTCCAGTTGGGAAAACAGCAATTTTACAAAGAAGTGCTGTAAGTGGTGAGAATATTGGCAGATATGATATATTAGTAAATGCAGTAACTCAAGATACAATTAGGACCATGTTTGGTGGCGATTTAACTCAAATGTTTGATTTTACTGATGGAATTGGGTTTGGATTACCGTTAAATGCTGGAGATACTATTGCGGTACAAGTAAACAATCCAAGACCTTATTCTGCACTTTATAATGCTAGAATTCAAGTAATGCTAATAACTTAAGAATGTGATATAATTACATATATGAGAAAAAGTTGGACATTAGAAACACTTCAAGAAGAAGCGTTAAAATATAAAATAAGAGAAGAGTTTAAGAAAAATAGTAATAGTGCCTATCAGTTTGCCCAAAAAAGAAGGATTTTAGATCAAATCTGTCAACACATGAAAATATTGCATAAAAATTGGACTAATGAACAGTTGCAGGCAGAAGCATTGAAATATGAAATAAGATGGGATTTTCAAAAAAATAGCGGTGGAGCTTATAAGGCTGCTCAAAAAAGAAAAATTTTAGATAAAATTTGCAAACACATGTCTTCTCGTCATTGGACAATCGGAGAATTGCTGGAAGAATCTTCAAAATATTCAAACGTAGGTGATTTTACATTATATAGTAGTAAGGCCTATCATTTCGCCAATAAACATAAAATGTTAGAGCAAATTTGTCAACACATGAGTCGTTCTAAAAATATTTCCTCATTAGAGCACAATTTATTTAATTCAATTAAACAAAAATATCCAAATTGTAAAGTTTTAAGGGATAGAAAAGTTAAAATCATAAATAAACCACATATCAAGGGTTTTGACATAGATGCCTTTATACCAGAACTTTGTAAGGGTATAGAGTTTGATGGGAAGTATTGGCACTCAATTCCGGGTCTAAGACGCTCCCGTAACGATTGGCCAAGCGAAGACTTGATGAATTATCATCAAATTAAGGATAAATATTTTCTTTCTAAGGGTATTCAACTTCTTCATATAAAAGAAGAAGATTGGATAAAAAATCAACAAAATTGCATAGATAAGTGTTTTAAATTTTTATCAAGCAATCTTTAATATAGGTGTATCATGAGCCCATTTGAATTAAAAAAGATAAGCGTAGAACTTTTACGTGTACACAGTTCACGTTGTGAACAAGAACTACGTATAATGGAATTTCAAGAACAAATTCAACGTCTTGAAGCCAGCATAACGATCTCTATTGCTAGAGAAGAAGAGCTTAAAGTTAAACTTGCAGAAATGCAAAAACAAGAATAGGTGCTAAGTGGCTGATTATAATAGCGAATTACCGATACGGTCCCAGCTGCCAAGTCAGGTAAATCCTGATGACGTTATCGTCAAACTTGGCGACGCTACCAATCCTACCACTCAGCTTGCTGCGGTCGATACTCATGGTAGTCAGTCTGCAATTGTCAGGGATGTCTCCGGCAATGCCGTCACCACGGAAGCCAACGGTGCGCAACGTGCCTTAGACGTAATGACGCAAAATTCTGGCTCTGCTGTCGGTGGAACTGCAGCTAACTTTTCAAGTTTGGCTGGCGGTATCTACAATACCTCCCTTCCCACTCTTACTAACGGTCAACAAGCTTCTTTACAACTAAATGCTAATGGGTATTTATTGGTTGCAACAAGCATCAACAATGATACCAACTACGGTACTGTTGGCGCAAATACTCTTAGAACTGCTGCTCAAATTGGTAACGCAACTGGCGCTGCTAATTTTGGAGCAGGTGCGACTACTGCCCAAACTCTTCGTGTCGCTTCTAACATGTACGATGGTTCTGGCAATGCTTTATCTTCTACTTCTGGTGCATTAAATGTTAGTTTAACCACAGCTATTCCCGCAGGCGCCAACAACATCGGCTCTGTTAACCAAGGTACATCTCCATGGATTGTTAAGGATCAAGCAGATGGACCGGTTACTCCAGGTACAGCTGCATCATTTTCTCAATTAGCTGGTGGACAATATAACTCTACACCTCCTACCTTAACAACCGGTCAACAGTCTGCACTGCAGGTTGATTCTGCCGGTCGTTTGTTAGTAGATGCTGCTGTTACTTTTCCTTACGATACTAACTACGGCACGGTCGGTGCAACAACTTTACGTACCGCTTCACAGATTGGCAACGCTACTGGTGCTGCAAACTTCGGTGCTGGTGCAACCACTGCTCAGACACTTCGCGTTGCTTCAAACTTATATGATGGATCGGGCAACGCAATCTCTTCCACAACTGGTGCGCTGAACGTAAGTGCTGTACAGTCGGGAACGTGGACCACAGGAAGGACGTGGACTCTTGCTTCTGGTACAGATTCTGTATCGGTTGTCCAAAGCACTTCACCCTGGATTACAAAAGATCAGTCGGATGGTCCTGTAACTCCTGGTACGGTAGCTTCTTTCTCTCAACTTG